AAAACCAATCACCACTTATAAGCATGTGGGGGTGCGAACCGCCACCTACTCCGAGTACAACAACCTAACTTGCGTGACCCAAGCAACCTATTTTAATAGGTCTAATGGAATTCCCGCGGCGAAGTTGAAGTTTGCTTATGAACGCTTTCAGTGGCAGCGTGGAGCTAATGCCATTTCCCTCTTGGTTGGATTTATGAAAAAGAGTCCTTTGAAATAACCCAAGTATTTCCCTTTGGAGAAAACTATGCCTATTATGGCTAACATCACCGTGAAGAAAGCCGACAATACTACAGACGTGGTCTATAGTGTCGCAACCCCCAGTGCAGGCGATAAAAGTCCGGCCGTTTGGAAGAACCAGACTGTCGGGACTGTCAATGCTGCCCGTCCTACGTTCACCTTGGTGGCGGCGGACAATGGCACAAAGAAGTCTCGGCGTGTTCGGTCCACTTTCTTTTGGCCCAAGACTCGAGTCGATGCACTCAGTAATGTCGTTGTTTCCGGTGGGGCCTCTTCGGAGAGTTCCCACCTGATTCCTCAAGATATGACACCTGCTGAAATTGGTGAGTACGTGGCCCAGTACGCGAACCTTCTTGCAAGTGCACTCGTTAAGAGTGCACTCAATGAAGGCTACGCGCCGGGTTGAGTGCTTTCCTTGCTCTCGTAAGAGGGCTTTTCAGTCAGATCATAACTTTTGGAGTTTCCAATGGCTTATCCTCCCTTAGACCGAGCGGTCAAGAGAGCATTCAGTGCGCTATGCACGAATGTGGGAAGCCCAATTGCTCTGCACGCGAAAGCGTGCCTCGAAAAAGAGGATTGGGTAGGGTTGACGACGATCGACGTCGACATATCGGGCTATGACAGCCCTCGTTCTCTGTCAGCTGACTTGCAGATCGCTGCCTTCTTTAAGAAATACCCTGGTTTCGACCTTGGTATCGATTTAGAAGCGCGTGCTGTTGAGTCTTTTTGGCAGTCAGAACGGCAGTGTTTTTCGTCCAATAGACGATTGACTCCGCTCCTCGATGATATTAATCATTTTGGAAGCGGCGTGGGCGAGTTTATTACTCGTGCGCGTAAAGAAGTTGGTCGTATTTTAGGTAAGGCACCTTTGGTGTCTAATCTGAATCCTCGATTTGGGCCGGGAAGCACATTCTCAGACGTCGGCACACGTATCACGGTGCCTGACAAAATGTCCGACTGTTACACAATTACCCGTTCTGCACTCTTCCTTTTGGAAGATTGGGATAAAACGGCTTGGTCGCGATTTGCGGCTAGCGCGTCTATCCTTTCGTCGCGAGACGAAGCGGAACGAGCTGAACTCGGTGACTATGCTCCCCGTACCGAAACCCTCGTGAGAGGAAATCGGTTTACCACGGTCGAAAAAGACGCGTGGAAAAGGAGAGGCATTTGCATCGAGCCGGCAATCAACTTATTCTACCAACTTGGTGTGGGAGATTGGTTGACCGGACGTCTCAAAAGGACGTGTCAGTGGAGAAAGACCGATATACAAGACATTCATAAAGTCTTGGCTAGGCTAGCATCCCTCACGGGGCTAGACTGTACTATCGATCTTAGTAACGCTAGTGATACCATTTGTGAGGTCTTGGTAAGACTCTTGCTACCTTGGGACTGGTATGAACTACTCGACTCACTTAGAAGCCGCTACACTCGTGTAGATGGCAAATGGGTGAGGTTGGAGAAATTCAGTTCCATGGGGAATGGTTTTACATTTGAGCTGGAAACAATCATTTTCCGATCAATTGTGGTAGCTTCTCAAAAGGAGGCTTTCTTCCACAACGGCGAATGGTACGGAGGCAACGTGTCAGTCTTTGGTGACGACATAATTTGCCCTACGTCTTCCGGTTCGGATGTAATTGCTGCTTTGACCTTTCTGGGTTTTCAGACCAACAAACGTAAAACGTTTGTGTCTGGGGACTTTAGAGAGAGTTGCGGGGGAGATTATTTCAAGGGCCTTGATGTAAGGCCTCACTACTTGAAAGAAATCCCAAATGAACCGCATCAATATATCGCACTTGCTAATGGTTTGCGTAGGTTTGGTGTTCGCCACATTTTGTGTGGCGGCACTGACATATATCGCTTCCCTAGGCTTTGTGTCCTTGACGCCCTCCCGTCAGCAATCCGCAACCTCGGAGGTCCAAAAGACCTCGGAGATATTGTGGTACATGATGACGAGGAAACATGGCGTTGGACCGTGCGCAGCAGCATCCGCTACTTCAGAGTGTGGAGACCAGTCGCGTTCGCGAGAACCGACTGGAACCATTTCAGACCTGGAGTAGTTTTAGCGTCAGCCCTTTACGGTTGTTCAGACGGGTCCCCAAAAGGGGCCCGAC